GACTGGATAGCAGGAAATATACCACTTCATGTAGATCGAAGTTTATTTTTAAAATTTTCCAAACCAATTTGGAGAAAAATAGTCATTAATATAAGGGATAAGAAAAAATTAGAAAAATTGGGTTACATATTAGTTAAGGGTAAGACATTTTCTGGACAAAGAGATACCACTTTTGCTAATACTTTAAGGATGGCTTTGTATAACCGATTTGCTTTAGATAGAAAAGGCATTAGTTATAAGTTGTTGTGTAAAGGTGATGATGCTTTGGCATTTTTAAAATATGATATAAATAAGAGTAGGGTTTTGACAGCTTATGATGAAGTGTTTTCAAGAGTCAATAGTGGCATTTATGGTTTAGGGCAATGTGCAAAATTTATTAAGATGGGTACTATAGAAGATATAGATTTTTGCTCAACACAAACTTTTTATGATGCTAGGAATGAAACGTATTTAATAACCAGGAAAATAAACCGTTTTATAGAGGGAATAGCATTTAGTAGAGCAGCTTTAGAAATGAGTAATTTAGAATTGATAGAGTATTTACAACAACTATATTACTCTAATTTATTTTGGATGCGGGGTTTGCCTATATTTACGTTTTACAATGAAATGTTGCGCGACAAAATAAAAGAAATATTTAATGGAATCTATAACAATCTCAATAGACTTCAAAGAGTTAGCATTAGAAGATTTATATTCGCATCATGTAGTGATTTTGGAGATCAGCAATTTCTTATGGAATTTAGAAATGTTAATACCCAACACACATTTGTTAAAGAATTCGATCGAATCTTTGGAGAACAATTGCTATATAATCAGAGTTGTAAACAAATTAATGGCACATACACTCTCAGTAACTCTAGATTTATTTCGTCAAAGGTATCAGAATGTTATGACTATGATTTACGATGGTCTACGAAACCTAGAAACGCAGACTCTTATCGAGAATACTTATTTAATAGGTTTAGTATTGATAGAACAGATGAAGAAGAGTTTGAAGAAGAAGTACGGACAGGAATTATTAGAGGAGGGTTTGGATGCAAACACAGTCTACAAGCAAGTATTTTGTTAAGTAAGACCTTGTGCGGCTAGTGAACGCAGCTGCATGCATTTAGGAATAAGTGAG